CTGATGTGATTGTTAAATTTGAAAGAATGGCATTGGTGTAGTCAACTCCATTGATTTTGACTCTCCATACCGGTGACCAATTACTCATCAGACTCCACGCAATCCAGCCAAAACTTGTGCACCGCCCGTGCCACGATAATATGAATCATTTATCGTATTTACGATTGTTCGAGCAGTCGCTTCGGGATCGCCTGCAACGCCAATGTTCACGGTGATGTTTGCACCTGTCATTGGGTCAATGTTTGGATTCGCTTTGAAATATGCATCGGCTTGCGCTTGCATTCTTGCAGATGCGGCGTTTTGTGGAGCAGATAAGTCCAGCATTCCATTCGGCAATGTTGGGTTAATTGAATAATCAATTGCCGGTGCGCTTGGCACTTTGATGGTGGTTGATCCACCGCCGCCTGCGCCGCTTGATGAAGGTGTTGGAATCGTGACCGTTGGAGTGTTGACTGTTGAATTTCCACGGGTATATGACTCACTCTCCGGGCGTGTAGGTGTTCCCGCTGCACCGACTTTGTTTAGATATGGAATATCTGCACCCGTTTTGATTAAATTTAATCCTCGAATAACTAGGTTTATCGAATCAATTATGAAGTTAATGACTGGAGTGACTGCTCCCGCAATTGCGCCAAAAACATTTATAATGACTGATGCAGTTTTAGCTGCTACATCCATGATCGTTCCCATTACGGTTTGCAATACTGGCAACACATATGTTTTGATCAAGTAAATAAAATCCTTGAATGAATCCTCATTATCTTTAACCGCTTTAACTATTGATGCCCATGCCTCTTTGAATTTTTCAAATAGCGGTACTCCATATTGGAAAATGTAACCTAACAATTTTTCTAATACTGGGAGCAGCGCAGTACCAATAGATTCCTTGCCTTCATCAAATGCTTGTTTTAATCGATCAATTCTGCCTTGAAATGTTTCGGCGTATTTAGATGCTGATCCGCCCCATAATTGTGCAAGTTTGTCCGTTTGCTCTGCAAATGACATTGTTTTTGCATCTGCCGCAGTAATACCAATTCCCAATCTTGTTAATTTTGTATCATTGCCCTCATAGGCTTTGGCTAATGCTTCGGTTACTTCGCCCAAATCCTTGCCAGTGCCTTTAGAAATGTCTAATGCTGCGTTTAATATATCCTGAGATTTTGTTACGCTACCAGTTGCAATTGATAGTCGCTGCATTGAATTTCTTAAATCATTATCACTGACACCCGTTGCCAATTGCATTTTGCCAATATAATCCTCAGTGGCTTTAATTTGTGCATCAGTTGCCCCGGTTGCACTCTGCAATGCACCGGCTAATCTCACTTGAGCGGCTTCATCTTCAATTGCTGCTTTAACTCCATCAATGCCAATTTTTACGGCATACGCTGCGGCTGCCAATGCTGCCAATTTGAATGCAGTGCCAATTTTTGCACCGACCTCATCCATTTTGTTACCAAAACCTTGAGCATCTTTTTCACCTTGATTTAGCGATTTTTTTAATTGATCGACATCACCAAGGATAGTGAGTTTGAGTGTGCGTGATCCGCCAGCCATTACCACTCCTTAATGATCTGCGAAAACGATTGTTCCCATTGATCAATGATGTGTGGTTGTTCTTTGCGCAGCGTTGGGTAAATAAACCAGCCCCGAGATCCTCGACCCTCTTTGCCCGACCAGACTGGGAATTGTTTGAATTTGTTTGATCCAAATTCTGATCCGCCCCATAGTTGTTGAGTTGTACCGCCACCGCTAAATTTCTGAGATGCAAATCCATAACTGATCTCGCCAATTTTTGATGATTTGCTAACTTTTGAACCGTCAGCAATTCTTGATGCAACCTTGCTCGAAAATAGCAAGCCCGCTGCATCAGATATTTTTGATTTTAAATAATCTGCAAGCGCACCTGATTCTCGCTTAGCAGCTGAAACGGCTTCATCACTCATTGCGCCAAACGCTTTAATGATGCCACGCAATTCAGCCTTGTCGTAGGCGATTGCATTAGTTTCCATTACGCTGCTCCAAAATTTCGATTGCGGTTAAAATCTGCTCTGCGGTTTGCCATTCATTCATTGGAATTCCAGTTGCAATTGCTAACTCAACCAATAAACGATTTATGCTTCCCCGCTCGAATCTTTTGGGTCATCGTTTCCAACCAAAACCTCGGCAACTGTTTCGCACCATATTTCAAATGATTTGACTGGTTTGCCGCCGCCTTCTCGTTTCATGGCGTGATATGCCAAAAACATTAAGTCGGTGATTCCGATTTTGTCCTGCGCTTGGCTGATGATGTTGCCAGTACGCAATTCCCATTTACTCCATTCAGGTGGTTGAGCGGTGTAAGTTTCGGATGACCCATTCTGATATTCAATTGTGATTGGTAGTTTCATGCTCCCGATTCCTTAATTAGTCGTTTAGTAACGGAGTTGTTACGCAGGTGAATGAAAGTGAAACTGTTTGCGCATCAGGTGCAGTGCCGCCGGCTGATGGCAGAATTGGTTGAACGCTAAATGTGAAAACTGCTCCACTTGCAGCGGTCAATGAAACTGCCAATGGCGTTTGTGGCGCATTGGTTGCCGCAGTCCATAATGCTTCGCACAATGATGATCCAGCACCCCAGTCAGCTAACATTTCAACGGCAAATGTGCCCTGAGTGTCAGTTGTGTAATATGCCTTGCCATCTAATGTTTGATAAGTGTTAATTGTTGATGCAACGGTCAGTGTTGCTGATGTTGCTTGCGCATCATAAACATCAGAATCGATCGTGAATGCGATCTGACGACCGGTGATGATTGTGGTTGACATTTTGCTCCTTATGCTTGATCTTGGTTGTAATAAGTGCTGACCGATAGATCAGCAATTAAAATTGATGATGTGCCTACATTTGTGATCGTTGGTCGTTGAACATCGCCAACAACATATCCATCAGGCATTACCCCGAGAATTTGAATCACTAATTTTTCCAAATTATCTAATGCGCCGGGATTTGAGTTGTAGGCAACGGCTGCGGTAATTACAAAATTGATTTTGACATTAACTCCGGATTTGCTGATAAGAGTTGATTCCAAATAGGGTGCATCCGGTACGATTACGCATGCAGGTGGAATGATCGCTTCGGGTACAAATCCATAAACTGTTGCACCGATTGACTCAAGTGCAGTTGCAAGTGATGAGCGAACCTCGGCGATTGATGAACTCATTGAGCAATCGTTTCAACATCAATGTATGGGTATAACAAACCCATTTGGCGATTTACTAAACTGCGACCAGTGCGATAAATTGTTTGAGCAAAATCTACGCCCTCAGCTATTGAACCCGGGGCAATAATCGCTTGGAATATATCGGTACTCAGTCCGAGCAATGCATTTTTAATTGCTGGATTGTTTTGATAAATCTCAACCGCACTCGACCCATCAAGTACGGCTAGACCAGCGGGGATCACTGGAGTGAAAACGGTATCCGCTGCCTCTAAGGGAGCAGTGAATTCATACACATCGGATGTTCGGGCATCAACTGTGTATGTTGCATCGTTGTCACCACAACCAGTCACAACAACTGATTGACCCTTCACGAAAACATTTGCACGCACGGTGTAAAAATAAATTTTGCCATTGTTAATTTTGTATGCATCAACCGCAGATTCATAAGCGGTTAACAATGGGAGCAGGATTGATTCACTGCTTGCAATGATTTGCTCTAAATAAGCATCTGAGTACATAGAATCAGACACACCCAGCACGGTGCGCAAATCGGTGGCACTAATGATTGGCATGTCTGATCCCTTCTATTACGGCTGAGATGGCTCGGGAGCGAACCACCTCATGATTGTTAAGCCTTGTTGAACTTGTATGCGCCTGCACCAATCTTGGTTGCAGTTGCGCCGTATCCGTATAGCATCACGCCGATTTGACCATCAGCGATTAGGTTGGTGCGAAGTTGCAATGTTGGTGACTCATACCATGTATAAGCATCACGGTTGATTACATACATGCAACCATCAGTTGATTGTGCGGCATTTAGTGCGGTGTCAACCCATAGATCGATTCCATTTACTGATCCACGAAGTGAACGAGGTTGTGCATTACCGGCAGCATTTTGAGGTTGCAGGGCATTGTAAATTGGTCGCCCATCAACATTCATGCTCATGATTGTGCCCCACATTGATGGTGAAACAACGATTGCATCAGCAAATCGGAATGTGTTTGCATAAACGCTAACTGCACCCTTTGAAACCCAATCAAGCAATTCTGATGCAGTGATTGTTGCTCCGGCTAATGTGAACGCAGTATTTGTTGCACTAGCTAAAATCTGCGCTGAATTGTATGCGTTTGTTGCACGAGCGTATTGAGCATTCAAATTTGAAAGAATTTCATTTAGGAATGCAGGGGATGATCTATCTTGTAATTCTACGGACATCACTTGTGAGCCACTGAATTTTTTGACATCCACGGTTATGAACTCAGACTCTAAATTTACATTTGGAGTTGGATCATTTTCAGGAGTAACTGCAACTGATGGCAGTTGTGTGATCTTTGGGATTTCGAAATGAAGTCCTGCATCCGGCAATGTGCCAGTGCTGATCGAATCAATTGATGCTCTTACTGAGTTTGCTAATCCATTAACAACCTCTGAAAGTTGACGAGTTGGGATCAGACCAGGGTTATCACCTGTTGAGTTGTTTGTTGCAGCAATGTATTCACGAGAATCGTGATCGCCACGAGTTGCCTGAATTGAGTGAAATAAATAATCCGCAGTTGTTTGAATTGGATTGCGAACTTTTGTGTATGCAACTGGAATGTTACCTGTTGCCTTAATTGATAATGATGCCTCTACTTTTTCAGCAGACACATCAGGTGTTTCAACGGTAGTGTCAGACACTTCGTTTTCTCCTTCGGTTGGTTTGGTTTGATCTGCTTCCGAAATAGTTTCGGTTTCAGAATTCTCATCGGATGTTGCCGCTACGGAACTGACTCGAGCGGATCGAATAGCCGGCTCACTCGTTAATGCAACACCTGTTAATTCACCTGATAAAACTTTCATTGTCCCATCCTTCGCCATTTCATAATCGTTAACTGCAAGTTCAACGGAAAATCCGTCACGCAATCCATCCATTGCCTCGACCAGCGCATCAGATCCGGCTTGCGTACTAGAGATTTTGAATGTTGCATCAATTGATTTGTCGCCATTCATTGTCATTGATAATGTTTTACCGATTCGGCGTGTGCGGTCATGCTCTAAATTTAAGAAAACATCAGCTGGATTGATTGATCCTTTAGCGAATACAACTCGACCAGTGCTGGCATTTGCCGGCTCATTAAATGCAACGATGCGACCAGTGATTGTGCGTGACTCACTATCTGCGGCGGTAATTGTCATTGGTGTTGTTAGTTTCATAGTGCCATATCCTCTTTCTGCATAATTTCATCAGCACTCATTACGCCGATGCGGTTGTATATTTCATATATCTGCGCACGCTCCATTGCAGATCCTCGCAAGTAATAATCCAAATCAAATCGTGCGACCGTTGACGAGGCTACGAAATCCGGCATGCTCATTCTTTGCTCAATGCAATTCATGATTGGCATCAAACTAAGTTGGAGCAAACTTTCTTTTTGAGTTGTTGCGTTGGAGTAAGTCATAGATGATCCAGTTGCAGAATCAGTGAAGTACGCCGGAATTCCACACGCTCTGGAAATCTCGGTTGAAATGTAGGAACGGGCTGCCGCCAGTTGTAATTTTTCCGGATCGAACCCAACTGTTTCCATTGTTACATCAGCATTTAAGAATGCAGTTGATCGATTGCGGCGTGCAACGCCCCATTGCTCAAGTAATTTTGCAATTCGGTCAGCTGGCAATGCTGAACCATTTGATTTCAAAACCATTGATGGAATTGGTTCACGGGCGTAATTTGCTGCGGCTCTTTCTAATTCTGCGCCGGTGCGAATTGTGCGACCAGCACGATTCAAAACACCTTCATCATTTCCATAAAATACAACTAAACTGCCAACGCCTTCATTCGGGATGTTTTTGCCCTCAATGGCATAACCTGTGATCTCGGAAGCGTTGGCATTAGTTTGGATCGTCACTCGCATTGGGTCAATGCGTTGCACGGATCGAATTCGATAGGTATCGGAATAAAATTCTAGTAATCTGCCAATACGCATATCCATAAAGTAAAATGTCAGATGCAGTCCATGAATAAACCGCTTGACCCGGAACACGTGGATCAGGTGTGTTGAACAATCTTGGTGCATCTAATGTTTCACCTGTTGATCGATCACGCAATACAACTGGGATCGATGCGAGTGATCCGGCGATGATGTTGCGTGCCCGAGCGGCGGTTGGGATGCTCATAAATTCCTGATAAGTCGCCGTGTATGTGGTCGGCATAAATGAATACAACGAATCAATTGTGTTGACCGGGGCTAGTGAAGCCAAAACATCCAAAGTCGGAAATTCCGCTTTAGCCTGTACCGTTCTAAATCGATCAAGTATCGCCATGCCTAAATTTTTTCAGGCTTTTAGCATTAACCGATGAGAATGTCTACATCCGTTGATGGGCGTGTCGCAAAATGTGTTACCAGTGCAGATGCTACGGCTGCGCAAATTGCGGATTGACTAGCACGCCGACCCAAAACCATTCCACCATCTCCACGGTGTAATTTAACCGCTGAGAGTATTTGCAAATTCAACTGCTCCTGATTTCGGTGGCGCAATCGCCCTGAGTTAATAGCTGAAAGTAATTCATCGCAACTTTGAGGATAAAACCCATCGGCTTCCAAAACTGGAATTCCAGCCGGGCGCATTCGATCTGCAACCGATGCAGATGTTTTGCGGCTATACGCCAAAAACTCAATTGGGTATTTTCTGCAATAGGCAGCGGCTTCATTTGCAATTGCCTTGTCATCCAATGTGGAATCGTTTTGCCATGTATGCAGTAACTTCACAATGAACTGATCATTGGGCAGTTGTTGGGCGGCTACCAATGCGGCATGACGGCGATCCGGGGAGTGGTCAATTGCCATCCATGTGATTTTCTCAGGATCGAGATCAATTTCCTCAGATGTACATGCACGCCATTCGATTTCACCAACTGCTGCGGTAATAGTTGCAACCCATCTTGATAAGACCTCAGTTTGAACAACCTCATGAGGATCATTAAGAAGTTGAGCGATATTGTCTGCATGAATCGTGTGACCCAGTGCAGGAACGGCTGCAATGATGTTTTCAGGATCATTTACATCATCGGTCGGGGCAGACCATTCAAAATACGCAATATCATCCTGCGCACCCGCTGCGGCGGCGATTCCACGATCACGTAATTGATTAAGCACCAATGAATGCTGATCACCGGCTGAACTAAATGCCATGATCATTGGATTCTTAGCAGCGAGCAGTGAATACCTAAGAGATGCAAAACCTTCAAGGTCATGCTGTTCACGCACTTCATCAAGTAACACGGTCGTTGGGGAAGTGCCTCTCGCAGCGGAGTTACCCGCTTTAATTGCAAATCGTGAAACACCTGACGGACTAGATATTGTCAATTCCTCATTGCCATGTGACCATTTAATTTTCTGGACTCTCTTTGAAAGTACATCATGAGATTCAATGATTCCCACCAATGTGCGAAATTGCTCAAGTGATGTGGTCAATCGGTGAGCAGATGAAATTTGCAATGGCTCATCGAATAAATACATGCCAGCCAAAATCCTGAGCAGCATCAATGTTGACTTACCTGATTGACGGCTCACAATCGTTGTAACTAGGGGAGTCGCCCAACGCCCATCAGATTTTATTTTGTGAGAGTGTTCAAGTACGAATTTTTGCCACGGCATCAAATTCATTTTCAGCGATGTAGCAAAATCAATGATTTCAAGTCCCCGTGATGGCAAATCATTTAATGGAGTGTGGATTCTAGGCGTTGGAGAGCCATACGCCCCAGCTAATGACTGAGCAAAATCCGATTCAATCCGATCATGACCGATCACGACCTGATCATTACTGCTCACAACTTGATCATCTTTAATCATGACTTACGCTCACATTTTTAGGGGTAAAACGATCAT